AGATATTTATGTTTAAAAATTGTTATATTATATTTTTTTCTTTATTATTTTAATGAAATTAATTATAAAACAATTAGGAATAATTATAGGAGTATTTAGTATCACTTTATGGATTCAACAAATGGATGATAAAAAATATAATAAAACAAGAGTTGATTTTTTTGATAACTATAAGTTTCCACTATTAATAAGCGCAATTATTGGATTACTTATTAATGTTCCTGAACTAATTATGAAAACTAATACTAATAATGAAATACCGATATCATTTATTAATAGTATTAGACCAAATGCTGAAATAGGTGGTCCAACAAAGCAAACATTAGATACTGCACCATTTGAAAAACTAAGACATACTTACGGGAATGTAAATAAATCTTTTGGTGAACAACAAATATATACTAATTTACCTGATTTTTAGTCAGATACTAATTTACCTGACTTTTAATAAGGCACCAATTTACCTGACTTTTAATAAGATTAATATTTGTAAATATAAAAATATATTATAAAAAAATGTTAGTAATAGTAATATGACTGTTAAAGAAGTTAGTTTTGGTGCAACTAGATTACCCATAAAACAATTTAAAATTAATGAAATGGTCGACCATTGCACTATTGCAATGATTGCCAAACGCGCTACAGGAAAGTCATTTTTAACTCGTGAAATTATGTATCAAAAAAGACATAGTATAGCAGCAGGAATTGCGATTAGTAGAACGGAAACATTAAATTCATTTTATTCAGAATTCATACCGGATAGTTATATCTATCCAGAATATAATAGTGATATTTTAACACGTATATATGAAAGACAAGCTATTATTAATGAAGATAATAAAATTAGAATTAAAAATCATAAAAAACCAAAAGATGATTCTTTAATGTTAATAATGGATGATTGTATGAGTTCAAAAGGCACATGGTTAAAAGACCCAAATATATTAGAGTTATTTTTTAATGGACGTCATCATCATTTATCATTTATATTAACAATGCAATATTCTGTGGGTATTCCTCCTGAAATGAGATCTAATTTTGATTATGTTTTTTTATTAGCTGAAGATACAATATCTAATCGTAAAAGATTATATGATCACTATGCAGGAATGTTTCCATCATTTGATATTTTTCAACAAGTATTTACTGATATTACTGATAATTATGGTATTATGGTTATCGATAATAGAGTGCATTCAAAAAATTTAACAGATAAAGTATTTTGGTATAAAGCTAAAAAAGTCCCAACATTTAAAATTGGATGTAATAAATTTCATAGATTTCATAAAAAAGCATATGATGATGAATGGAATAAAAAATTAGAAGTATTTAATCCAATAGACTTAGTTAATAAAAATAGAAGTGCTATCCGTATAAAAGTTGATAAAATCAAATGATAATTATTATTTTTAATTAAAAAATAATAATTATTTTATTAAATATAATTATTTATCATTCGCTCTTATCTAATGGATTAAATGACTTGAGTTGATTATTCAAATTATCAATTTGTTCATCTAATTCAACCTTACGGTCTTCCATTGTTTTAATCTGTTCTGCTAATGCTTTCATACTCTGTTCAATAGATAATACTTCATTCTTATTATCTTCTAATTGTGCCTTATCTAAATTTTTTTCCAAATCAGACAAAGTATCTTTTCGTGATTGTAAATTATCTAAAATAGTTGTTCGCACCATTTCCTGTTTACGTTGCTCATGATAAATCTTAGCTTTTTCCTGATTTTCTATATATGTCTTCATCATATTATTTAATTCATCATTTGCATATTGTGAATCCTTAACCGCCTCAGAATCTGGGTTTGGATCAAACGGCAACCATTTACCCATTTCACCAACAAATACATTAAAATATGGGTCGATAGATTGCACTGTCTTTGCATGTTCGCACGCGGCATCATACGTTTCAAAAGCACCTCTAATTTTAATACCAGATAATGTAGTTTTAATATCCGTATCTTCTGCACCGAGCTTATTAGTTAAAAAACTCATACAAATATATTTTTGCCCAGATGGTAAAAATGCATCTTCTGTTAAATAGTCTGATTTTGACATTTTATTATTTTAATAATAAAATTTTTCTTTATAACAATTTATTTAACAGTTTTAACATAAATTTTATCTGTTACATCTTTTTCATCAAACTCATTATAACCAAAACCAATTGATGGATTTAAAAACATTTTTTTATATACTTTACTTGGTTTAATATCATATATTGTATCATTATTTATTGGTTTATTATAACGATTTTGTTGTTGTAATAATATTTCATTAGTTGTTTGATAGTTATTAGAGGTTGCTTTAGTTAAATATATACTCAAAAATATAATACCACTAAATAATAGTATTATTGAAATATTATTTACAATATATATCATTAATTAAATTAAATTAGGTTTTATTTTTTATATTATTTAAATGAACTAATATATTCCCATTTAAGATGTTTACATATTTTTTCCCATATTTGGTCATTCTCCATTATTTTATCAGGGTCTTTATGTAATGGGAAACATTCATATAAATGGTCTAACTCTAATAATTCACAAAACTTATGAAGTACATATGAATATGATAAAAAGTTTTTCCTTTTGGATGATTTAAACATTTCCCATGGTTCTTGTGTTTTATAAAACATTGATATAAATAATTTTTCCATATCACGTGTTATTTTAGGCGGTGGTAAATTATTTAATTTATTTATAATATAAGTAACATGTTCATAAAAATTATTATAATTTAATTTTTTTAATATTATTTTCATTTTCTTTTTATTTAAAATTGATAAATCTGTTATTCTATTTTTATTTAACTCTTTAACAATATCTATAAATAATTGTTCGGGTATATCAGGACTCTGTTTTGCTTGAAATTGATTAAGCCACTCTCTAAAATGATTTAATCGTTTATAAGGACTATAATCTTTAATTTGTCTATCTTCATCTAATATTATCATTTCACTATCACCGCAACAAGGACAAATATATGCACTTTCTGACATATCTAATATTTTTTCAATATTACATTCAATACAATATTTTATTCTATTTGAACCATTATCTTTAACAATTCTAATCCCATCTATTCTTTGACAATATTTTTCAAATAAATTTGCTTTGTTTACTATTTTTATTTCATTATTTATTATTTGTTTATCTTTCTTATTACATAAAAATTCTAATATATTTTTTGATTCCTTTACAACTGGTTCTACTTTATCTCTCATTTCATAGTAATCTGAAATTAAATCACCTGCATTATCATAATAATCCATTTCATCTATATTTATTTCATTGTATTTTATTTCTAAATTAGTTTTTTCACTTAATAATAATGCACGAGTTTTAATATCATTTTGTGTAATACTAGATGAACCTGGGGAAACTCTTTGAGTTTCTTCAGCTAGATTAGAAAAAACTCTTTGAGTTTTTCCTAATGAACCTCCACAAGCGTTGCGTGTGGAGCTACCTTGCACCGCTTTGCAGTGCAATGAACCTTCTAGTTTTGAATCTTTAGATTCAAAATCTAGAATGCTACTTATCAATTTGCCTTTAGGCAAAATTGATAATGAATCTGGAGAAACTTTTTGAGTTTCTTCAGCTAGATTAGAAAAAACTCTTTGAGTTTTTCCTAATGAACCTCCACAAGCGTTGCTTGAGGAGCTACCTTGCACTGCTTTGCTGTGCAATGAACCATTATTAACACTTTCACTAACTGTAAAAGTATCACGTTTATCATCAATTTTTTTAATTTCTGCATTAATATTATTTATTTGTTCTAATAATTTTTCTTTTTCATATTTATTATTATTAAAATATTTAACCATTTGTCTATGTTTATTATCTAATGTATTTGTTTCTTTTATAGAAATTTGTTTGTTTTTTTTATATTTTGACAGACTTTCTTGTCCTTTAATATCTAACATTTCTATATTATATGTTAAAAATAATAAAAAGACTTTAAATACATATAATTTTTATAAAAATTAAATATTTTTATATTAAATAAATATCTAATGCTCTTAAAGCAGAAGACCATCAACCTACAGGCACTTGTAATTTCTCCCGTATAGATAATGCAACACTTAATATTTCCAGTGATAAAACTATACCATCTGGAACAATCTTAAATATTTATACTCAAAATTATAACGTGTTACGTATTATGAGCGGTATGGCTGGCACAGCATATAGTAATTAAAAGAATATTTTATATTATAATACATATACATATAAATATATTATAATATAATGTCAGATGATGTTGTAATTGTAATTCTCGCAAAAAATAAAGAATATTGCTTACAATTTTATTTAAATTGTTTATATAATCTTGATTTTGATAAAAAAAAAATACATTTATATATAAGAACAAATGATAATACTGATGATACTATAAATATTTTAAAAACATTTATTAAAAAATATAAAGAGGAATATAAATCAGTATATTATGATGATACTAGTGTTAATCCAGAATTAAGTAAATATGGTGAACATGAATGGAATCATGTGCGTTTTAAAATATTAGGTGATATTCGTCAAAAATCTATAGATTATGCAATTAATTTAGGTTGTCATTATTGTGTAATAGATTGTGATAATTTTATTACAAAAGATACTTTAACTGATTTATATCAAGATAAAGATAAAGGTATAATTGCACCTTTACTCGTGTCAAGAACAGCATATGCAAATTATCATTATGATACAACAGAAAATGGTTATTATAAAGAGCATCCAGATTATCATAAAGTATTACATAGAACAATGAATGGTTTAATAAAAGTAAATGTGGTTCATTGCACTTATTTTATAGACAATCAATATTTAAAATATGTTAATTATGATGATAATAGTTATAGATATGAATATGTTATATTTTCTGAAAAAATGAGAGAAGCAAATATACCACAATATATTAATAATACTAAATTTTATGGATTTTTAGTGTTGTGTACTCGTGATGAATATTTAACGCATATTGAACATTTTAAAAATTATTTAACAATTGAAAATAATAATATAATATTTAAAAATATATAAATTTTTTCATAATTTATAAAAATATATAAAATTTTTATTTATAATATAAAAAATCTATAAAAATAAATTATAAAAAGTTAATTTAAACTCTAAAATTGTATTTATTTAATAAACTTATTTTTTATTAAATAAAATATATTTAAAAATTTTCTAATTATATATATATATATAAATGGGTGGTGGCTTAATGCAACTCGTCGCCTATGGCGCTCAAGATGTTTACCTTTCTGGCAATCCGCAAATTACATTTTTTAAAGTAGTTTACCGTCGTCATACTAACTTCTCTGTTGAACCGGTTCAGCAGACTTGGAATGGTGCTGCCGATTTCGGCCGCACTGTCACCTGCAACATTAACCGCAATGGCGATTTAATCACTAATATGTATGTAGTTGTTAAATTACCAAATCGTGCTGCTGCTGTTGGTGGTGTAGAATGGGGGTATGTTAACCGTTTAGGACATGCTTTAATCTCTAATGTTAAAATCGAGATTGGTGGTTCCAAGATTGATGAGCATTATGGTGATTGGCTTAACATTTGGTATGAGCTTACACACAAAGTTGGTCAAGAACACGGTTATGCTAAAATGATTGGTGATGTTCCTGAATTAACCACTTTAACAAACAAAGCAGTCAGTCAGTACCAGTTATATATCCCCCTTCAATTCTGGTTTAACCGCAACAACGGGCTCGCTCTGC